CACTTGAAGTGACTCCCGTCCAAATGTTTTGCGCTTTAGATGTTAGGTCACTAGTTGTGGGGGTCGTGATAGTTGTGTCCCCAAGGTATCTGGTGTTGAATTTTTTACCTGTTCTAACCGTACAGGTGGGCGCAGATCTCATGTGTGGATACAAAGGGATTTGCATCCTAAATTGTCCTGTCCCCTCAGTCGCTCCATAATGTGTTGAGCCTACATTTTGATAGTAACGCTTACAACTTTGCAATTCATCGCCGTAGCTTCTGTGCTCAAAATCTGTTGCCACGCTGCCTACTTCTAATTGAACTCCTGCAAGTTGGAAATAATTGTCTGTAGAATTTAATAAATCTACATTATGTCCATATGCCCAACCTGTTGCACTTCCTAATGTTCCCCATTGATTAAAGTGTGCATTAGAACTTTTGTAATCTGTTCCCGATGACATAAACCAGTTAATATACAATCCATGTCCATTATCAACATTTACTTCTGAACCACCTGTATCACCAACAAAAGTCAGTGTCTTTTTTTCCCAGGTTGCTGACTGACTTATTGTATAGTTTGCTGTATAAGATCTACCACTATCGCCTACAAAAAGATTTAGTGCATATGTTCCTGTTTGATAGGCTTTTACATGAAAACTTAATGTAATAGTTTTTGCACCACTTGTTCCATACAAAAAATGTGCAATATCTTGAGATTCCGTGATATACCTGACCATTGCGTATTCATCTGAACCAGTACCACCAGTTTCGGCAGTTGTTATATCAAATTTTAAAGATTTTCTAAAACCAGATGGTGCATCTGTAGATTGAGACATTGTAAATTGCATTTGGTCTATACCACCTAAATTACTTGTAAATCTATCAATTAAATAACCATTTGTTGTTGTTGACGTACCGCGTTGACTTACTTCCATCGCTCCATTTATCGTGAGTCGTCTGTTACTTAGGTTATTAGTAATATTGGCAGTACACGTTCCATCAGTATTGTTTACAGTAATCGCAGCAGCACTAGCTCCTACCCCTTTTATCGAATTTACCTTGATCTCTGACATAATTAACTAGGTTTTGGGTTAGCGTCTTTAACCGCTTTGTTGTGAATAGCAAAGCTACCTGTTGCATCTAGTTTACCCGCAATAATATCGTCATACAACATTCCAAGCTGATTTCCGATTGTATCGTAGGTTGTAGAACCATCAGTTGTTCTATCGGTTTTGTACTTAACAGCAGCAGCTTCAGCGTCTAATGTGGTTCGTGCAGCATCTATATCAGATTGGACAAGTGTTATCTGTGTTCCGTCTGCTTTAAAAGCACCTAAATCATCATTTATGACGACTGTTTCTGGATATGCTTTTCTTATAGCTTCAAAATCTAATTTTGCCATTATCCTGCTACCTCCATTAAAGTTATACAACCAGGGGCATTTGACCTGTTAACAATCATTTTTGCTGAGTTAGCAGTAACGGCTGTTAAAAACTGTACTTTATAAGTAGTTGCTGAGGTGGTTGAAGGAGAATCTAGACTCTGAATTGTATAGCCACCTTCAAAAATAATTCTACTTTGACTTGTTAAAGCAGCTTCAATATGAACACAGTTATCATGTGTTGATATTGCTGTACTATCTCTTAAAAGTCTAAAAGTACCATTTGTTTCTGTAGCATCCCTTTTTATGAAGTATTGTATTGAAGATATTACCATTATCTTACTTGATGTTGATGATGGTGTAATTGTTGCTGTAACTCCAGTATCAACATAACTACTAGTTGTACTCTCAACTTCAGTTGTCGTTGATCCAAAAACAACTTGAAGAATATTACCTGCCTTTGGGTTTGTTGTTGTTAATATCGTTCCATCTGCTGTATCTGGCAGAGTCATTACCCTTGTATTTGCAGAAGAAGAGGGTGCTTGTAAGCTGAAAGACCCACCACCTGATGCTGCGTTTAGTTTAATCTTTGCTGTCATAATGTAACCTCCTTGATTTCATCATCTGTAGGTCTGGTAATAGTTGAGTGTGTCCAACTTTTTATATATGCACCCTTACCATCTGAATCATCTTGTAATTGAATAGTGCCTGAATCAAGAAAATCGTTGTCAGTTAAATCTGACCTTAATTTTACTATTCTTGCGTGTAAAGTTCCGTCAGTAATCATAATGGCCTTATGTAAAATGCTTCAAAATAAGTTGTATTAGTTCCATTGTAAACAGTTATATTACCACCAGAATTTTGATAACCATACACCTCTGCATAATCTGAACTACCATTAAAACCAAGTATTCCCGATATTTGTGTGTTTAGTTCTGAGTTACTACCGTCATTCCATTTTGTACCTCTTAAAGCGTTACTACCATTTTTATAGATGTGTATTCCGAAAACATAGTTTCCTGTAGCATTACTAAACTGTGTATTCGCATTAATAAAATAATATCCAGCTATAGTAGGAGTAAATCTATAATTTGATGTATCAAAAAAACTGTTACTGTCAAAAGTCTCAGTATTCATAGTTAATTTTGTATTTGTATTGTTAGCAAGAACCTGATATGCACCCATATATGCTCTAAATGCTGGTGGAACTATCGGGATTCCTGTTGCGGTAACACCACTATTAGTAATTGACATTCTTTCAACACCACCAGTTGAAAACTTGATAGTGTCAGCAGATGGAAATGTTATACCTGTATTACTATCCGTTCCAGTTACAGCAGGTGCAGATACGCTTCCATCAACTCCAGAAATACCAGTAGTGCCGTTAATGTTTAAAGCCATAATTAAAGAATAACAAGTAAACTGCCAGATGGCACGGTCACAGTGACACCACTATCTATAACAGGACTTACTGTATGTGCATTTTTTCCTGATGTTATCGTATAATCTGTTGTTACGTTAGTGTCCGATTCAAAGAATACCTCATCATTACCTCCTCCCGTAGCTCCAGCACCGCCCCCCACAGCAGTAAATTCAGAACCATTATATATTTCAGCAGAAGTGGTCGTGCTATTGAATCTAAAGTCTCCTGTTGATGGTGAACCAGGTCTTTGTGCCGTAGTTCCAACAGGTATCTGTAAAGCTGTTGTGTAATTATGAATAACATCTCCAGTAAATGTCGATCCAGAAAGTTTTGCTAAACCTAAATTTGCCTGTGTTACATCTCCAATCTCAATATATCCATTATTACTAGCATTTCTTAACTTAAGAAGATTAGATGTTGTATTAACTGACAACTGGAACGCAACCTGTGTACCGCTAGGATCTGCTGATCCACTATTTAAACTCTGTATAGCAGCAAAGACATTATTAAGGTCAGTTCTCACGGCGGAGCCTGTACCATTGTCGATTGTATAGTCTGTAACTTGTGCCATTTAGAAAGCTACCTTGTGCATATTCTACCCTCCTTTACCAAATCCGACAGCCTGATAAGTGAAATTTCTATCAATCGAAGCATTTGATGAATTTTTGAAGTGAACAGTAAAACCCGTTCCAGAAATACTGCTTACTTCAAAGAAATCTCCCGATGCCATATTCTGAGCATTGATACCAACAGAAGGTAAATTAGTATTTGCTCCGAGCAAAGAAGAAGTGCCAACAAAAAATGGATTGGTAAACGTAACAGCCTTTGCTCCTGCTCCGCTTGCAATAACATTACCTTGTTCTGTTCTTCTCTGTAAAGATGCTGTATAACCTAGCTGAGAAACTCTAATATCTTGTGCAGTATCGTTACTTGTTAGTTTTGCTCTGAATTGAAATCCTCTGCCTTTATAAGTTCCGTTAGCAAAAGTTTGAAAGTCAGTATAGGTAGGAGATCCAGATGGGTTATCCTGTGTAACTCTTACTAACATTTCAGCGTTAACTTCTGTAGCTGTAAGTCCATCAAAGTCTGTAATATCATCAATCAAACCTCTCGAATCAAATAAATCTGATGGATAAAAACCCTCTGTTAAGAAATGACGTTTAAGATCAAGACTGAATACACCACCTAAATCTAAGGTATCTCCACCAGCAGTTCCTCCAAAGTCATAAGTACCTTCAGAAACAACTCCACCAAAATCATCTAATGAACCAACAGCGTCAAAATCCGTAATACTATCAAAATTACCACCACCAGTTAGATTTATAGTATTAA